TATGCAAGAGATAATGAAATATGCAGATTAGCAGTAAGAAGATATACAGAAAGATGGAGAAAAAAATATGGAAAGACATTGAGACATTGGTTAGTGACAGAATTGGGACACGCGAACACAGAAAGAGTGCATATGCATGGTATTGTGTGGACCGACAAAGTGAAAGATATAGGGGATATATGGAAATATGGAAAGATATGGATTGGAGAATATGTGAATGCGAAAACGATAAATTATATAGTGAAATATGTAAATAAAGTAGATGCAAGTCACAAAACGTATAATAGTAAAATATTTACTAGTCAAGGAATTGGAAAAGAATATATAAATAGAAGAGATAGTCAGCGTAATAAATATAAAAAGGAGAAAACGATAGAAACGTATAAAACTCGCGAAGGAGTAGAGTTAGCTCTACCAGTGTATTATAGAAACAAAATCTATAACGAAGATGAAAGAGAACATCTCTGGTTAGAAAAATTAGATAAGGAAGAGCGATATGTATGTGGCATAAAAGTGGATATAAGTCAAGGAGAAGATGAGTATTATAAGCTATTAGAAATGATGAGACAAAAAAATAAGAGATTAGGATATGGTGATGATGCGAAGAATTGGGAGCTTAAAAGATATGAAAATGAGCGAAGAAACTTGAAAAAGTTAGAAAGATTGCAGAAGCTATATGGGGTAGGGCAGAGAAAAGTTGCGTAGTTAAAAAAAAGTAGTATATTAGATAAAAATTGATGATCTATACAGACTATCAATTTTAGAGAAAGTTTACAGGTTACGTAACCTGTTGAACATAGTATAAATTATAGGACAAATGTCCTATAGAATATTAAATAAGATGGGATACAATCGTGAACAGTACAATCATTTAATCAAATCAAGAAAAGAAGAAAGGAGGTATAACTATGAAGAGCCTCTCTGGAAGACTGAATCTATGTATGTAGATTCGGCAACGGGAGAAATCATCCTAAAAAGAAGATTAGAGAACGGAGAATACGTAAAAATTAAATCAACCACTAAATATAGTAAAGATGGAAAAATCAAAATTAAAACAATTACAACCGAATGCGAAGAAAGTAAACAGCAAAGACTCTGGAGATGGTAACCAGACAATTACGAGAAAGGAAATAAAAAATAGTCCTTTTCATGTAATAACAATAGATGGAGAAAGCTTCGGCGTGATGGGAGATTATAGACTGACAGAAAAATCAGCAGATGAATCAGAAGTAATCAAAGAATTAGAAAAAATTACGTGGAACAGAATAGTACAAGTAGTGATGCTATTAGAAGAAGTAAGAACAAAGTTAAACAACAAAATTAATGAAAAACTATAAAATAAAAGTAATTAGGGAGTTATGTGAGAAAACATTAAACCCAGGTGAAATGACAGATTTAATAAGTGACCTAATGGATATAGTAATAATTAATAAAAGAGAAGAAAAAATATGAAAACAGAAATAGGCGGAGATAGATTAGGCTCCGGAAATAAACAAGAAGTAAGTCTAAGAAATTACGAAAGAAGTAGTCATGATTTAGGATATATATGGAGAAGCTCAATGGCATCAGGAACATTAGTGCCATTTATGAGTGAAGTGGCGTTGCCAGGAGATAGTTTCGATATAGATTTAGACTGTGATGTGAAAACGTTACCAACAGTAGGACCGTTATTCGGAAGTTATAAAGTGCAATTAGATGTATTCCAATGTCCAGTGAGATTATACAATGGAAAATTACACATGAATATGCTAAATATAGGAATGGATATGAGTCAAATATTATTACCACAAGTAGAACAATTAGGATACTATGATTCAAGCAAAGGAGATAATCAACAAATAAATAGTAGTAGTATATACAGTTATTTAAATCAAAGAGGAATAGGGAGAAATTACGCAGGGCATGCATTTGTAAAAAGATATTTTAATGCAATACCTTATCTAGGGTATTGGGATATATATAAAAATTACTATGCAAATAAACAAGAAGAGAGAGGATATGTAATACATGGAGCCGACTTAGATAATGAGTTTAGTGTAGTAACTGCATTCTTAACAACAATAGATGCAGATGGAACTAACTTAAGTAGTAATGATATAGTAGGGGCACCAGTAACAATAAACACAGAAACAAATGTTGCAGATGTAAGTTTAGTGGTAAAAGTAAAATGGGCAAGTACAACAGCAGTAGCATATGGAACACCAGACCCGAGTAATTTACAAGTAGAAATTGAAGGTGTTGGAATGGTAAGTACAACAGAGTTTGATAATGTATTAGTGGAATTAATAGCAGGAGATGATGTAGCATATTTACTAAAATATACAGGATATAATGGTACAAGAGATAGTGCGCAAGAATGGGAAATAACACAAACAAGTGTAACAAATGTTTTGGGTATAGGAGAAGGACAACCGCAACTAACAGAATTTCCGTTAGATAATATCGATGATATGAGAATGGATATATTAGAAGCAGTTAGAGATACAACGGCGTTTGTAATAGATAAAGATAGCGCAAGTCCTTACGGATTAGGTTTGGGATATTCAGGAACAAGTATGGGAAGTGGAGATGCAAAACTATATAAATTAGCAAGTCAAGAAGGATTAGGAATAAAAACTTATCAAAGTGATTTATTCAATAACTGGATTAGTACAGAATGGATTGATGGAAGTAATGGAATTAATGAAGTAACAGCAGTAAGTACAGCTGGAGATGAGTTTACAATAGATAGTTTAAACTTAGCAAATAAAGTATATAATATGCTAAATAGAATTGCAATAAGTGGTGGAAGTTATGACGACTGGTTAGATGCAGTCTATACGCATGAAAGAGCAAAAAGCTGTGAAAACCCTATTTATCATGGAAGTTTGATAAAAGAGCTAGGGTTTGAAGAAGTAGTAAGTTTAAGTGATGTAAACGATGTAAATGGAGAAGCGCAACCGTTAGGAACATTAGCAGGACGTGGAAGATTAACTGGAAAAAATAAAGGTGGTAAAATTAAAATTAAAGTAGATGAGCCAAGTTATATAATCGGATTAGTAAGCTTAACGCCAAGAATAGACTATAGTCAAGGAAATAAGTGGGATACAAATCTAAAAACAATGAATGATTTGCATAAACCAGCGTTAGATGCAATAGGATACCAAGATTTGATAACAGACCAAATGGCATGGTTTGATACAGAGTGTCAAAATAATGGAACTGTAACATATAATACAGCAGGTAAACAACCAGCATGGATTAACTATATGACAAATGTAAATCAAACAAGAGGAAGTTTCGCAGAACAGGGAAATAGTATGTTTATGACATTAAACAGAAGATATGAGCAAGGAGCTAGTGGAATTGAAGATTTAACGACATATGTAGACCCAAGTAAGTATAATAACATCTTTGCAGATGAAGCATTAGACAGTCAAAATTTCTGGGTGCAAATTAGCAATAAGATACTAGCTAGAAGAAAAATGAGTGCGAAAGTAATACCTAACCTATAAAAAAATGAAATAATGGGATATATATATAGAAAACCGAATAAAAGTAGCCTAACAAGTGTAGAAACTGTAGAAGGAGAGCCAATAGAACACAAGATTGAGAGAATTGTGAGTAACAAAGAGCCAATAAGTGACGGGGCGCCTGAAATATTTACGGAACGTAAAGAAGGTGTAAAAAGTGCATATAACATTAGGACAGATAGATGGGAAATTGCGGCGGACGCAATGACTAAGGTAGAAGGAAGTATCCAAGCCAAACGAGACGCAAAGGGCAAAATATCCAAAAAGGATGAGCCTAAAGTGATAGAGTTAAAAGTGGATAAAGTTAGCGAAGCTAAGCCAACAGAAGGTACGAGCAAAGCTGAATAATAAATATGGGGGGTGTTACGAGTAAGGCATCCCCCCTATTTTGATAAGAGTGGTACGCATCTGTTCTTATTTAACAAGTGATATATAACGCTTTGAAAAAGCGCGAAAAAAGGAAAATATGTGGAACATAATAATAGCAATAATAATATTAAAAATAA